TCGGCCTCATCGCCCGCCTCAACATCGAGGAACGCCTCACTCGCATCGCCGAGCAGCAAGCCGAGCGGGTCCTCGCCGCGATCGACGAAGCACTCGCCTGCGCTGGCGTGGTCGGTGAACCGGCCGTGCAAGCCCGGCTCGCCGCGGCCCGACACCTTGCCGCAGTGCCCGACGTGGCTTGATCGCCGGGGCCCCGGACGGTGCCGAACCCGGGAGCCCAGGGGGAGGCGTCATGGCAGCCGACCCGCTCCTCCTCGCCGCCCGACGCCTCCTGACTCCACCTCGGGACGTGTTCGAGGCCCTCGGCTACATCCCAACTCCCAAGCAGCTCGAGTTCCACGCCGCCACCGAGTTCGACGTCCTGTATGGCGGAGCGGCGGGCGGGGGCAAGAGTCGGGCGCTGACCGCGCACGCCATCCGGGAGTGCTACCACTACCCGGGGCTGCGAGTCGGCGCGTTCCGGCGTACCTACGGCGAGCTGAAAGAGTCCCTGATCGCCGAGCTCGCCAACCTCGACTTCGCGAAGGAACTCGGCGCCCGCTGGAACGGCACCGATTACGAGCTTCGGTTCCCCAACGGCTCGCTGATCATGTTCCGGTACGCGGAGTCCGTCCAGGACGCCTCCCGCCGCCAGGGCGGCCAGTACCAGCTCCTCGTGTTCGACGAGCGCACCCTCACCCCGCCCGACGTTTGCTCGTTCCTCGAGTCCCGGCTCCGCTCCGGGCGCCGGGACATCCCCGTCCTCGGGATCCGCTCCGGCACCAACCCCGGCGGCCCCGGCCACGGCGCGGTCAAGACCCGCTACATCAAGCCCACCAACTACGGGCAGCAGACCGTCGTCGACGAACGCGGCCGCACCGTGCGGTTCATCCCGTCCAAGTTGTCCGACAACCCGCACGTCAACCCCGAGTACGCCAAGGACCTCCAGGCCCTCCCCGAGAAGCTCCGCGCGGCATTCCTCGACGGCGACTGGGACCAGTTCATGGGCCAGATGTTTTCCGAGATCCGGCGCGACCGGCACGTCGTCGAACCGATCGCGCTGCCCGCGACCTGGCGGCGCTACAACGGCGTCGACTGGGGCTACACCAACCCCTGGGCCGTCCTATGGGCCGCTGTCGACGAGGACGGACGCGTCTGGATCTACCGGGAGCTGTACCAGCGGCAGGTCGGCGAAGCCGAACAAGCCCGCCGCATCCTCGACGCCGAGCAGTCCGGTGAGCATGTGGTCGCCCGGTTCGCCGATGACGCGATGTGGGCCACCCGCGGTGACGCCAAGCCGATTGCGACCGTGTACGCGGAGAACGGTGTCCACCTCACGCAGGCCGGCAAGGGCGCGGGCTCCCGGGTGATCGGCTGGCAGCGCGTCCGCTCCTACCTCGGCGACGGGCCGGCCTGCCCGCACCACCGGGCACTCGGCTGGGAGACCTGTCCGCGGCTGCACCTATTCTCGACAGTCACCGAGCTGTTCCGGGAGCTCACCGACCTGCCGCACGCCACCAAAGGCGACCCCGAGGACGCCGACACCACCGCAGATGATCACGCATGCCTGGTTGCTGGGACGCTCATAGAGACCGATAGAGGATCAGTTCCGATCGAGCGAGTGGTAGCTGGAGATCGGGTCTGGACCCGAAAGGGCCTCCACCCGGTTTTGGCTTCGGGAATGACGGTGCAGAACGCCGTGGTGGGCTCTGTCCTTCTGTCCAACGGGATTGTTCTGCGTGGAACTGCCAACCACCCGGTGTGGGTTGAAGGAATTGGCTGGACTCGCCTGGATTCCCTGCGATACCGGGATAGAATCTCTTCATGGCATCCGTCGAACGCGTCGCCTTCCGTGGAGTCATATTCCGTCGCTACCCAGACTCGCCCAATTGGGCCGATCGCTCCTACTTCACGCCCGGCATCGCAGATCGAAAGCGCGGAGTTCAACGCCTCCACCAAGAGATCTGGAAGTCGGCCCACGGCCCGATTCCGGGGGGACATCACATCCACCACCGGGACGAGAACCCACTCAACAACGCTCTCGACAATTTGGTCTGCATCAGCAGCAGTGAGCACGGAGCCGAGCACTCAGTGCCGGGCTACTTCCCGCCTTGGTTGGCGGCAGTCCACCCGCTTGCTCTGGAACGTGCTGCCGAATGGCACCGGTCTGAAGAGGGTCGGGCGTGGCACCGTGAACACGGCAAGCAAGCGTGGGCTAAGCGAGTCCCCCAACGCCGAGCATGTGTCCAGTGCGGTGCCGAGTTCGACTCGATCACCCGACGGGACTCAGATCGCTACTGCTCCAACAACTGCAAAACCAAGTGGCGAAAAGCCTCTGGGGTTGACGACGAAGACCGGCTCTGTGGGAACTGCGGTGCCGTCTTCCGGATCAACAAATACGCAAAAGCGCGCACATGCTCGCGTGTATGTGGAGCGCAGCTTCGTCGTAGAAGAGCAGCGAGCTGATGTCTACAATCTGACCGTTGACGCCACCCCCGAGTTCTTCGCGGGTGGCGTTCTCGTACACAACTGCGACGCCGCCCGCTATCTGCTGACCAACCTCGGCACCGGCCCCGAGTTCCCGATCTTCGGCCAGGACGATCAGGGGCGCGGCTACGAAGTGCTTGACCCACTCGGCCCGTTCGCGGCCCGCACCGAATCCGACACAGCCAACTGGTGGGATGAGCCGCGGCCTACACCCGGGAGGACGGTGCAGGTCCCATGGGGGTGAGGTCGTGGCTGGCCGACACATTCGGCAGCACTCAGCATCTCGAGGAAGCCGCCACCGCAGCGGCGCTGCCGGCGAAGGCCCCGGTCCGCTCCGGCTTCGAGTTCGGCATCGGTCCGCTCGGCCTCAACGAGTACAACCAGTCCGTCGGCGGCTCCACGCAAACCGACCGGCGCAGCCTCATGCAGCAGCTGTACGAGGCGTATTTGGCGTGCCCGTGGTCGTGGGCGAGCGTGAACGCGATCGCCCGCACGATCACCGCCGGGGGGCTGGTCACGGACTGGGATGCGGACGACGGCGAGGGCGACCAGGACACCCCGGCGAAGCCGCCGGAGGTTCTCGCCCTGGAGCGGCTGTTCGCGTACTGCAACCCCAGCGAAGACATCCGGCAGCTGATGCGGGCGGCGTTCACTGACCTGCTGGTGTTCGGGGATGCGTTCATCGAGGTGGTGTGGGTCGGCTCCCAGCCGGTCGCCCTGTACAACCTGGACTCTCCGACGACGACCCCGTTGGCGGACGAGCACGGGCAGATCACCGGCTATGTGCAGGTGACGGAGTTCGGGCAGCGCGCCGAGTTCGAGCCCCGAGACGTCATCCACATCTCGCTGGATTCGCCCCGGTCCGGCGTGTTCGGGGTCTCCCCGACCCAGGCCGCGCTGCTGCCGATCACCGCCTGGCTGTTCACCGCGTCGACCGGCAAGGAAATCTTCCGTAAGGGCGTGCCGCCGACCCTGCACGCGGACATGCCCGCGGGAATGGCTCCCGCTGAACTGTCGCGCTGGCGAGCGATGTTCATGCAGCAGAACGTCGGGCCCCGCAACATCGGGACGCCCATCATCACCAAGGGCGGCGCGAAGATCACCGAACTGGCGCACTCCCGGATCGCGGACCTGGAGGCGTACAAGAACCAGCTGCGAGACGAGATCCTCGCCTGCTACGGAGTGCCTCCGGCGAAGGCCATGGTGATCGAGTCCGGGAACCTCGGCGGTGGCACTGGCGAGAGCCAGGACCGCACCTTCCGCGTGAACACCTGCTCCCCGATCGCGGAACTGGTCCTGGAGAAGTTGAACTTCCACATCGTCCGGCAGGGCTTCGGCATCCACGACTGGCACGTGAAGTTCGGCGACGTCGACATGCGGGACTCCAAGACCATCGAGGAGATCCGCGACATGCGGCTCCGCAACGGCGCCTACACCCTCAACCGCTACCGGGCCGAGATCGGCGAACCCTCTGTCGAGGGCGGCGACGACCCAGTGCTGGTGGATCGCCAGAACCTCGTGATGTGGGCGGACATGGACTCCATGTCCAAGGCCGGCATTGCCGCCAAGCTCAAGGGCACCGCCCTGGAGCCCGCAGAACCGGTCCCCGGCCAGGCAGTCACCATCGAAAAGCCGGAACCGGCCCCTGTCCCCGCGGCGCTGGCCCCCTTCGCGGGCCAGCACGCCCCTCCCGGCCAACCTGCCCAGGACGGGACGGACGACAGGGCCGACAACACTGAAGCGTGGCGGGCGCTGTACCGGCAGCGCCTGCGCGAGGCCCTGGACGCGGCAGCATGACCAGCCCACCGCCAGACCCGTACCAGTGCCAGGACTGCGGCACCGCCTACCCGGTGCCGTCCCTGGCCCGGGACTGCGAGCAATACCACGCACACCCGCTGAGGGCCGAAGACGTTCAGGCGCTGCTGCCCAAGGAGATCGGCTGAGGCGGTGAACCCGGTGCCCAACCCGATTCCCGAAGCGGCCGCCGAGGCCTACGCAGCCGGCGTCGCCGCCGCAGGCGGAATGCTGACCGACAGGGTCATCGCGGGTGCGACCGTTGCCGTCCGCCTTGCCGTCGAGCACGCCGACGATCCCCGGATCCTGGAGGTCACTCTCGACCTCGGAAAGCTGGAGGGCCTGTGGGCCCGGCTGTTTCAGCGCCGCGAGGACCTGATCCGCTATCACAGCAGACTCGTCGCCAAGGCCTGGCGGGAACTGCTGACCGCCGAACTGGTAACCGAAGCCGTCCGCGCGCTGCACCGCGCCCACAGGGAGCAGCCGGGACCTGCTGAGTGGAAGCTGGCCGTCGCCGCCGCTGCGGCCGGGTTGCTCGCCTCGCTCCGCTCCCGCCCGGAGTTCACCGGCGTGCGACAGGCGGTGCGGGACGCACTCGCGGCTGCGCAAGCCGAGGGTGCGGCTGCCGGGGCGGTCCTTGCCGCCGATCGGGCCGGGTTGCCATCGCCGGACTGGGATACCGAGTTCGACACGGCCCTTGACGCGGTCGACGGTCGCTACCAGCTGTGGGCCGACGCGGACGCGTGGACGGGCCGCTTGCTCGACCGTGCCTCCTGGACTTTCCAGCGCGCGCTCGCCGACGATCCGGACACCGAGGACGACGCCGCCCTCGCCAACAGTGCCGTCCGGGCCCTGAACGACGCCGACCACGGTCCGGTGCCGTTCACGGTCGACTGGGCCATGACCGCGGCAGCAGCGGCCGGCGCGCTCGCCGCCTACACCGCCCAGGGCCACTCGCAGGCCGGATGGGTGACCGCAGGTGATGGCAGGGTCTGCCGGATGTGCGACACCAACGAGGCCAACGGCCCCTACCCGCTGATCGAGTTCCCGACGCTGCCCGCCCACCCCGGGTGCCGCTGCCAGGCCGTCCCCGCATGACCGCAGGAGGTCACGTCTGATGCCGCTGAATCCGCCGTACACCCCCGTTGACGGGTTCGGGTTCTCCCTCTCCGCTGGCGGCGACTACCTGCTGCCCTACGCAGCCGGAGTCACCGGAGCGCAGACCGTGAAGCCGTCCCCGGGCCGGCTGGCCCGGGTCGTCCTCGCCACAGCGAACGGCGCAGCGGCCATCACGTTCTACGACAACGCCAATGCCGCCTCCGGCACGGTCATCGGTGTCATCCCCGCCTCCGCCACTGCCGGCGTCTATGACTTCCAGATGCCCGCCCGAACCGGCATCACCTTCACCGGCGCCTCCACCAACCCGGCACTGACCGTGGGGTACGTCTGATGTACACGAGCCCCGTCATCAAGCGCATGCGTTCCGCCGTCGAAGGCGCCCACGACGACGCCGAGTTCACGGCCAGGCTCATCGACGCGATCGACAACGACCCGGCCGTGCGCGCCGCGATCCTCCGCCTCACCCGCCGCACCACGCCGCAGCAGCCCACCCGGACCACCACCACGACGCGGGGAAGGGGCCGCTGATGGCACGCCGCATCGCCACCGTCACCGGCTACGCACTGCGCCCCGGTGTGAGCCGCAACGGACGCCTGTACACCGCCGACATGATCCGGGGCGCCGTCGAGCGCGCCCAGCCCCGTCTCGCCGCAGGCATCCACCTGGTCGACCGCACCGCCCGGGTCCTGGACCAGCGCACGCATCACGCCGCCGAGGACGACTCCACCCGGATCGTCGGCCGCCTGACCAGCCTGGCACTGGAGGACGACGGCTCCGCCCGGTTCGAGGCCGACCTCGCCGACACCGCGCATGCCCGCACCATCGCCTCCCTCATCGCCCCCAAGGACCCCGCCGGAGGCCCGGACGAAGTCGAACCGTTCCTCACCGGTGTGTCCATTCGAGGCGCCTGGGTCGGCAGGGTCCGCCGCGTCGAGCACGACGGTCGTACGGTCGACACCGCCGACGGCCTGGATATCGACGGCCTCGACTACACCGGCCGCCCGGGTGTGGACGGCGCGGTCATCGACGGCGTCGAGTTCGCCGGCCACCGTCCGCCGGGCGAGTCCGAGAGCGACAGCGGGCGGGTGCTCATCTACGAGTCCGTGCAGGAGGCACAGGTGACCACGGTCATGGCGGAGGCCGACACCTCCACCACATCAGGCCCCGGAGACGTCCCCTACGCGGACCCCGGGTACCTGAGAGACAAGCAGAAGCGCTACCCGCTCGACGGCAAGGCCGCCGCGAAGGCGGCCTGGTGCGCGGTCAACGAGGCTGACACCGCCCGGTCCTACACCTCGGCCCAGCTCAAGCGCGTGAAGCAGCGGATCGGCAAGGCCTTGCGCGGCTTCGGTGTCACCGTCGCTGTGCAGGAACGGTGGCTGGTCGACCGGGCCGCGCCGGTCACGGGCACGCTCGCCGAGTGCTGGGACATGGAGGCTGGTGCCGAGGGCTCCCTCTACCTGTCCCTCACGAATGGCCCGACCACGGTCACCGTGAGCTCGCGAGTTCTGGATCCGCATGACCTGGACATCGTCGGTCGTGCCGCGATGGCGGGGGCGTGTGAGGCCCTGGCCGGGCTCGACCCGGACATGGACGGCGACATCGACCTGCCGGGTGCTGAGCCCGAGGACGACGACGGCGATGCCGACGGCCTCGCCGGCACGGAGCCGGGTTCGGCCTGCGCCTGCGGATGCGGATGTGCGGTGCCCCATCTGATGGCGGTAGCGGACGGATGCCCGTGCGGGTGCGGCTGCCAGGTCTGCCACGCCCAAAGCGACGAGGCCGATGAGACCGCCACGGAGCCCTCGCCCGCCTTCGAGACCCCGGCGGAAACCGCCGCCGAAACCACAACCAGTGAGGAGACCGCGATGGCGGAGCCCACCACCCCGGCGGAGACCCCCCCGGGAACCCCCGAGACCGGCATCGACGCGCTCGGAGCGAAGATCGACAAGCTCAGTG